ACAAAAATTATTACCAAGTTCTGATAGATCCACATAGATCAAAACTTATAGAAAAGGCAGCAGAAAAGAAGGGAATGAAGGGTACAGCCTGGGTTAGAAAAGCTGCATATAGTCAGTTAGAACGTGAATTTTCTAGTGCAGAATACAAGATAGCTGAAGCAAAAGATGAATTATTGTGGAGAGAATCAGTACAAAGAAGAATAGATGGAAGAAAAGCTAATTCCGAAAGTTAAAGTTTCGTAACAGATTACATAGTGGTGGCACTTTGTTGCTATACTTCTAAGGAAGTTCAAATTTATTATGACCACAAAGAAACTTTACAAGATCAAAACACAAAGCATTTTATACGAAGTGTTTGAAGTAGAAGCTGAGTCTTACGAGAAAGCTCTTGACCTTATGCTGCCTACCATTTATGACGGAACTGAGTCTTCTAACTATCCAGCAGATGTAGAAAGAGTCGGTTGGTGGTTTGATGGCTATGGCAAGTCTGTCTTAGATCAAGACGAAGAACATAAAGGTTTATTTGGTATTCCAATAACTGAGGAAGAAGCTGAAAAGACTCCTTACTATGATTTAGTCAAACCAGAAGGTTGTTTTTTAGGAGACTTCAGAGAACCTACTGAAGAAGAAATACTAGCTGAAGAAAAACAAGCTGTCAGATAATGCTGTATTTTCGATCATCACTTGGAATTGATTTTCCAAAAGCTCCTTACATAGGTCAGATCCATTATGATCCTGACCTTAAAAGGACATTTTGTTATAAACAAAAAGATCCAATAGATTGTCTCTATGGCTGCATAGATATGTTTCGTTGGTTCGATATAACAGACGAAGAATTTTCTTAATGTCTGAGGCAAGATCAACCTGACATCGGTAATACCCAGGTGGTTACGCTGCTTTTTTGTAATCTTGGGAGCCATGACCCTCATACTCCATCGACACAATTTTACAAATGATATTTCAAGTTCCCATCGAGGATTTAGTAGGGGGTCAAAGGGGTTCTTTGGGTGCCCTGACTAATAAACTACTAAATAAGCTAACCTGATCTGTAAGTCCTCAGTCTACTATACTACATTAAAAAACATGGCTATCAAAGGATCATCACTATTTGAAAAGGATAAGCTGATACGAACTACAGTTCAGCTTAGAACCTCTCAGCATAAAGCATTGGAAAGTCTTAGCGGACCAGGTAAATCTATATCCCATCTGGTTAGAACTGCTATTGATACTTATTTAGAACCCATCTATGAACAGGCTCACGAGGATCAGAAAATGGACAGAATGTTAAGCGAGATGGAAAGACTAAATGAAAAACTAGATCAAAGAGAAATATCAATGAACGATATTTTTGACGATTTAAATACTACTGCTAAGTAAAAAATGAAAAGAATAACATGGGTCGAGTGCCCAGGCTGTAAAATGTACAGCGATCAAAAGGTCATCAAGTCTGAACGAAATTCAAAATTTATAACAATTCGTAGAAGGCTTTGTTATGCCTGTGGACACAAATGGTTTACGATTCAGTATCCAGAAATGATAGTGCCTGATATACAAGCTCGTTATGCTTCTCGTGAGTGATGTTTCTTTATTATTTTTCTGTACTTCCAGTGCATACTTAACTGCTCCAGCCACCATCTGATTTTGTAGATTCCTGTAGTTTTTCTTGTTGGTGCTTTCATTACAGCTAATGTTGCTTCTAACTCTATTACTCTCATCATTGCTTTAGATAACACTGCTTCAGCCCTGGCATGATTTTTCATCATGTCTATACAAAAGGCCTTTATTCTATCTACATCATCACAGGCCCATATTTCTCTACATCGAAGTTCTATCATTAGTTCTGCTTCGGGAGGTAGCTCCGTATGAATCATTTTTAAAAACCCGTCATCTTTCATATCATTGAAGAGAGGTTGTGGAACCTGGAAACATTCTTGCTTCAATAAAAGCAACTGCCTGATCGTCTATTGTGTTGTCTGTTTGTTTAGCTATAGCCTTCAGTAAATCCACTATCAATCTTTTCATTGCTTTAGATTTGATAAAGATAAGAAGAATAGGTTTTAGAATTTTTACCATCGTTTTTATGTGTTACTTCCCAAACATAGCTAACTTGCTAGTATTAGACAAGAATCTTAACTTTTATGGAAGATCAAGAACCTAGCAGAGTTGAAACTATTGTTAAAGTTTGCGTACTTTTGTGGTCGGCAACACTTTTATCCCTTTCATACTATGAACCGCCATCTGGTAAAAAGATTGTAGATTTTGACCCCACATTCATAGCTTCGATTTTTTCAGCTAGTACTGCATCACTAGGTTTTCAGATAAAGAAGAAAAAAGATACTATAGTAGATAATAAGAACTCCAAAGTAGGTATCAAATGAAAAAACTTCTACCACTTTTGCTACTTGCTAGTATGCCAGCTTTACAAGCAGACATCACTTCATCAATATCTTCAAGTATCAAGCTAGAAGTAGCTGCACCAGGAACTACAGCAGATAGGCTTGGTAATTCGTATTCAGTATCAGGCACAGGAGTAACGACAACTGATGGCACAACTGCTGGAAGCCTTGGAGGACTAGGAGCAGCCACTAATGGCGTAAATGCTTATACACCAATTACTGCATCACAATTAACAGACGGAGAAAGTTTCACATACACTGTTTCTCACACTACTGGAGATACTATAGCTACGAGTTTGACTACAGGTGAAGTAAGCCCCTTTGGAGACTTAACAAGTACGAGTGGAGGCACAGCAACGAATTTAGCTGGAACTGTAGATAATCATGTTATTGCTGTAACAGCGGGGTCAGCTGGTACTACAGCAACAGCTTCTTATGTAACTTCTGTCACCGTTGATTGAGATATGAGCTATGCGGAGGCTTTTATTACTGTTTTTTATATATGCTTTACCAGCTAACGCAAATATCGTACCAAATTTTGTTCAAGGAAATATGTCATCTACGACTACTACCCAAAGTACACTCACAGAATCAATTACCAGCAAGGACTACTCTACAGGTTATGAATATACAGTCACAGGTACAGGCATCCAACATGATGGGAGTAGTATGTCGCCAGATGCAACTTCAATTACTGGAACTGTAGGAGGGCATAGTTATACATGGACAGGAGCAGATATGACAACAAAACCAAACTGGACATTAACAAACCCCACTTCTGGAAATGCCTTTCAATTTACAGAAACGTATTCTGGGCCAGGACTTCAAAACGTAACAACCATAAATCGCACCATAGAAACAGAATCAGTTACTACTACTACCTCTGTGTTCTCGCAATAATTTTTAGTCCAGTAAAGGTATTTGCTAATGCTGTGAGTCAGTCAAATTCTGGTAGTGTTACAAATCAAAACTGGAATGTAAATAATGGCAGTTTTCATCAATCACAATTTGGAGGAGGTGTTGTATGTCAAGGGTCAATGATGACCATAACACCATTTACAACATTTAATTCTAATTTTCGGAAACCATATCGAGATTATTATACGACACCTGTTTACGATGAAACTGATATTGAAGGAGACTTTGACGAAGATGGCAACCCTATAGGAGATGGAACACCTGACAACCCAGGAGTTATACTCTATGAACAAATAAATTATTCTGGTACAAACAAAGATAGTTTTGCACTTGGAACAGGAATTACATTAAATTTTAGTGTGCCATTAGATCGTCAATACACAAGACAATGCAAGGAAGCAGCACAAGTACAGAATGATATAAATAAACAAAAACTAAAGAACCTTGAGCTTGATTGGCATATGGCAAGATTACGTCATTGTGGTGAAAAAAAGATTGCTGGAATCCAATTTACAAAAGACAGCCCTTACTATAATTTATGCAAAGACATAGAAATAGTACCTAAGAAGGGCCAGATTTTACCTCATCAGCACTCTTTGACTTCCGAGAACTAGCTTTTTTTATAGCAGTCTTGACAAGGTTTTTGAGCAAATTAACAATTATGGGACTTGTAGCAGCCGTAATTGCAATAAGGCTAGTGCTGATAATAAGAGGAGGAGATGGAATCCAACGGTCAATAAATCGACTTTCCTCGAATAAGGTGATACAGGTTTTGCCATCTTCTGAAATTTTATGACCTACAACCTTTTCTAACCTATCTTCTGATGCAAACATACCTACTCTTAAATCTTTGTCACCTGGGCATTTTATAAAAAACTCTTCTTCTTTTTTTTTAGGTAGCTCAGGTTTTTGTTGTTCATATTTAGGCTGCACTTCATCAACTTGCTTTTTTTCTTCTTGTTTTATCTCAGTAATTTCTATTCTTCTTCTGTCATATAGTAAAGGTTCAAATGTGGGCATTGAACCATACGGACACGAAATCGTTGTTCCTCTAGGGTCATCATCATATAATGCTGTATTTTTTGGACTGGCATCTCTGTGATATCTTACACAGCCAGGTAATTTTAATGATGGCAGTGGTACGTTTAAAACTTGATATGGATTGTGAACTGGTACGTTTATTTTTTGTACGTCTATTTTTGGTATAGATATATCAGGTATCTCCATCTTCTACATCTCCTATAGAAATAGACCAGCCATCTTCTCCAAATTTACCTTTTTCTATAATTTTTGGTTTCTTTACTTTTTTATTCAATTCTTCGTGATATTTTTTTATTTCATTGTCTAGCTCTAAATTGAACTTTTGCATACGCAACCAATGAACTAATTTATCTATATAGTATTTAACTAGCTTTTTTATAAACCCAAAGATCATTAGTCAAAAGCATCTCTTTTCTTTAATACTTCTACCTCTGAAAAGCATTTAGGACAAGATAAGTTAGTCATTACTGAAAATTCAGGGTAGGTCTGCATAGAATCATCTATATCAATATCACCACCCCAAATTAATTCAGTATCGCACCAGTAACAGTTCATTTAATAATTGGTATGGACGGACCACTAAATTTTGGTAACTGCTTTGGTATCTCTTCTACCATTTTTTCTTTAAGATCGCCCATTATTTTATTTTTTAATGTTCTTTCAAACTCAGGTGACTTCATGTAACGAACAGCAAGAAATGCACCAACAGACATTGAACTTACCATTAAAAATGAGATAATTGATAAAACATTAGCTATTTTTTGAAACATGATAAGAGAAGCACTAATTAAAGCAAGCGTACCAATAACATTTATGGTACTTTTCCTGATTATAGGACTAGCACCATTGCGTGTCATGTATGGAATTATTGACAGGAATATTCCTGTAAAAACTAACTAGCTGGTACGAAACTTCCTTGTGTAGGAGTTTTTTCTTCGCTTATTTTTAAAGTCAATCCAGTTTCAATACTTGTAACTTCATCTGTTCCAAGGACTGCTTTTACATCAGCAATAATATCTGCTGCTTTTAAATCTGTTCTTGTTGTTAATGAACTAGGTTTTGTTAATGCACAGCTACCATAAGATGATGCAGAATAATCTCCATCAACTCTAGTTACAGTCCAGTGTGCAGTATGACAAAAGCCATCGCTTACGTCATAGTCAACATTAGCTAATGCCCAAGTAGTAGTTGCCATGATAAAAAAAAATACTTTTATTAATAGTTATACATTATTCTACGACTTCGCTTGGAGTTTCAACACCCTCTTCTTCTTGTACTAATGCAACTAATTCCGCATACTGAGAATTTTTAGCTTGAAATTGTTGATATGTTTGAGCATTTTCTTGCTGCAATTTTTCAATTTCTGTTTTAACTTCATTAAATTTATTAGCAAGAGCTTGTGCTTCCACTTTACGCTCTTCGCATCTGTCAGATAGTTTTGACATAAAAATTTTTTGTAATTATTTTAAAGTGTAACTGTTGGAACGTATAACGGCAATACGGTTTATTCGGTTGATTTATCCGCTATTAGTTTAGCTTTCCATAAAGTTTTTACATCAGTAGTCCAAACTACTGTGCATATTGCAGATACTTCTGCTGGTTCTGCTGATATATCAGTATCAACTAAATTATCTGAAGCATCTAACGTGCCAGCTTGTAGTATATATCTTTCAAAAGACCTTGTTAATTCAACACCATCTTTCTTGATGACTGTTGCTTTACGAACTTGAACTTGTTTGTAAATACCTACAACTTCTATCTTGTCGTATTCGATTGACTCTGTAAGTGCCATTAGGATTAATCTCCGATTAAAACAGGTTTAGGCTTAGTTTTAAGACATAGCTCGGTCTACAAATTATTGAGCCGATGTGTAATTGATAAAGTAAGTAATACCGCCAGTATTTGTTCTATTAGGACTTGTCGTGAAAGTTACAAAAAATCTAAGATATCCACCATGAACTAATATGACATCACCTGAAGCATTTACATTACCACCCAAAACTTGATATATCCAAAATCTACCAATAGTTTGAACAGTCTCAGTACCTGCTCCTCTGTTTATTACAGTAAAAGGTAGTGAACTATCATCAAAATCAAAATAGTTACCTTGTGCTACAGTTCCACTAGCATTACCTATAGTAAAACCACCTTTCAAAGTAACTAAATTTCCAATTTTCGTATATGAATTATTTTGATTACCTATTGAAAAATCAGTCGGCCAACCATTACTTGTATTATGAGTTGCCCATGTGAGACTTCCCTCTTCATAGTCATCTAAAGTATTACTACTTACATTTGTACCTGTACCATAATTATGAAATTGAATACCTTTACTACTTTCAAGTTTAATTCCACTGCTATTGATTCTTGCAACTGGATTAGTAGCTGCTACAAATGTAAGCTGATCTGCACTGTGAGAGTATTCTATTAATCCAGCACTACCACTAGCACTATCAGCAAATCTTATACCACCAGCTACATTTGATCCGATTGTTATTCCATGCTCTGAACTACTATCATTATTTCCAACACAAAGATCATCAGCATTTGCTGAAGCATGGGTTGTGTCATTAACACCAATCATCACCCTCCCAGATGAATCAATAATCATTCTTGTGTCTTGAGCAACTCCAAACTGCAAGAATGGATTAGTACCATGATTATATTGAACGTACCCATCGTATTCAGCAGCACCACTTGTTGCGTCACTAAAGAAAATAGCACCGTTACTGGTTGTACCTGTTCTTATGGTGATACCACCATGTCCAGAATTATTAATTGTTAAATCATCAGCACTTGAATGTCCTTCAGTTGTAGTTCCAATAAGTACTGCATCACCTTCTAAAATAATATTATCTGCTGCTGTAATTGTTAAATCATCAGTTGAGTGGTTGTAAAGAATTTGCCCAACATTATTATCTTCTGGATCTCCAAAAGCTATTCTTCCAGTATTGCTATTTGGTGTATTTATGGTTATACCAGCATTACCTGATCCACTTACAACAATATCATCAGCATTTTGATTAAAAGTACCCATAGAGAGAGTACCAACACCAAATCTTCCAGAGGAATCAAAACCACCACTTGTAGTACCTCCTGTAAAAAATATTAAATTATTTGCATCTGCTCCTACAGAAGGTCTATTGCCAGAAGTTGTATCAGTATCTTCAAACTCAATTAAACATAATGACTGATTACTTTGAAATTTACCCATGACATTATCAGTACCTTCAACATGAAAATGTCTATCAACAGTACTAGCTCCAACTCCTAATTGTCCACTACCTGTGAGTCTTAATTTTTCAGTTGCAGCATTATTACTTTCACCTAAACCAATAATAAAGGCATGAGCATTACCAGCAGCATTAGTTGAAATTGTTTGAATATAACTTCTAACATCCGCACCACCACTAGAACCATCATTTCCAAAAAATTCTATCTTACCTATTGATCCATCTGCACTTTGCGGGTCTGTTGTATCAGCTAGTCGTAAAACAGGACTAGCCTTAGTTATCGTTACATCACCAGTTCCAGTGATAGCTCCTGTTACGTCAACACCAGCACTAAAGTCAACATTGCTTGCAAAAGTTGTTGTTCCATCAGAAGCAATAGTTAAACGATCTGCACCATTAGTTGCATCTCTAACAGTAAAGACTCCGTTATGATTTCTAATCGTAAAATCATCATTATTATTTGTATCCTGTAAAAGTATTTCTGGGTCTGTATTTGATATCGTTAAATTACCAGTAAACGTAGCTTTTCCTGTACTGTCTATTGTTAATCTTGTTGTAGGAGTAGCAGCACCATCAGCCGTTGTGCTGAATTCCAAACGACCTGGCATATCATCGGATCCAGGTGTACCATCTACAAATCCTTGTATTCTTGCAGCATCTACAAATTGTGAACCATCTGAACCTTGAAAAGCTATAATTCCTGTTTCATCACCAGATTGTACAACTGTGTTATCACCTACGGTATTGCTTCTATGTTTAGCCATAACAATATATGGACCAGAAGCATTTGTTTTTCCATAAACTAATCCTAATGCTGCTCTACCATTATCATCATTTGTTGATTCGATTTGAAGTCTTGGTGTATGAGTGCTTGCTAAATTAAAGAAATTTGTTCTTGCTGTAGACGTTCCAACAAGCAAACGACCTGTGCTGTCTACTCTTGCTCGTTCACTAGCATTTGTTTCAACAGAAACAGTATCAGCAGCAGGGAATCTAATAGCAGTATTAGTATCTCCAGAATGAATTATTTTATCTGCAATAGTTAAATCACTTGTAGATGTTATAGCTCCAGTAACAGCTAACGTACCAACAACACTTACACCAGTATCAGCAGTTAATCTTGTTGTTCCTCCAGCAGCCAAGCTGACAGTATTTGTTCCACCAAATATTCCGCTATCACTATCTCCAAAGTTTATAGCAGGTGCTGAATTAGAACCATTAGGCATGGTCAATACACCTGTTAATGTACTACCAGCTTTTGCTACATAGTTAGTGTTTGAAGTGGTACGTTCTGCAACTGTTACTGCATTTAAGCCAGCAGGGGTTACAACTCTATTTGTAGCAGTTCCAGTTGTTGTCTCACTATTAGTTGCTAGTTCAGATATACCCGAAACTGTAGTAGTAGCAGTAGGTGTTGATAAACTTCCTGGACCAAATATTTTTACGATACTGTTATCACTGGCACGCATAAAGCCACCAATGCTATTTATATTTGCATTAAGTGCTATCTCTCCGACAGCAGGTAAATCTGATGTACTAGGAGTACTATCCTGAACAACACTATTTTTTAATTTAATTTGAATTGCCATAGTTTACCTTGACTTAACTAAAGGATACATGAATTTAGTAAGTTCCTCCACTAATTACTGAAACATTTTGAAAAGAACCACCTGCTTGCATAACTAATATTTGACCTGTCGTAGGACTGCTGATCGTAACGTCAGACAAATCATTCAAACTGGAAACACTACCAGGTCCAGATAAAGTATCGATTCTATCCCAATCATTTAATCCCATACATAAACACCAGTCACCTGCATCAAAGCTAGTTGCGGGTACAACTGCTGTTCCGTTTCCAGGTGTTATACAAACAAAGTAAGCACCAGTTATTGATGCTGTACCTGCTGGTATCGCATTACCAACACTAAAACCTGCTGATGTTCCAAAACTTGTAAGAGTAACGATTAATCCATTTGTTGCGTTGAATGTTCCGCAAAATCTTAGGTTTTCTTCTGATAATCTTCCAAAACCAACAGAAAAGAAACTGTTGCCATTAAATATTCTTAGTTGTCCTGTAGATTCTTGTAGCCAAAAAACACCAGTAGGTAAATCAGATATATCAGGAGATGCTTCTTGTATAAATCCAGTAGATAAGTTTGCTAACTTATCCATAGTGATTGCATCGTTGGCTACAAAGTTTGTACCAAACGTACCAGTAGTAATTTTTGAAGTGGCTAAATTAGGAATGTCACTAGCAGCAAGTGTAGTTCCAGCAGTAACAATACCTTTTGTAGATACTGTAACTTTTGGATAAGAACCTGCTGCAACACCACTATTGGCTATTGATAGAACACCTGCACCTGAGACTGTTAAAGGTGTGGATGAAGTTGGTACAGACATAGCACCTACAGCAGTAGTTGTTGCTACTGGCAAATCTGATGCTACTAAAGGAACAGAACCTGTAATTAGTCCTTTATTACTAAATGTAATTCCTGATCTAGTAGTACCAGTAATAGTATTATTAATTGAAATTGCACCTAAATTATTAACAGTTAGGCCACCTGCTGTTGGTACGCTTACACCTCCAACTGCTGATGTTGTAGCCTCTGGAATATCACTTGCAACTAATGCTGCTGTAGCTGTTATCAAGCCTTGTGCATTATATGTAATACCATTCCTTGCAGATGCTCCACCTGTAACTGCATTGTTAATTCCTAAATTACCTGATGCTACATTTAATGACCTGTCAAGATTAGATGTATTTAATTTTGCTGCTGTTATAGTTCCATCTGTTATTTTTGTACCTGTAATTCCTGACGCTATTTTTGCATCAGTAACAGCAAGATTAACTATAGCAGCCGTATCTACTGCATTATCAGCTAATTCACTAGAACCAACTGCATTTGCAGCTATTTGCGTGGCAGTAATAGTATCATTAGCAATTTTGGCAGCAGTAACAGCATTGGCAGCTAATTTATCTGTAGTAATATTTAAGTTCGTAATTTTAGCAGTTGTAACAGCGTCAGTTGCAATAGCTCCACTATCTACTGCGTTATCAGCAAGTTCTGACGCTCCAATAGCATTAGCAGCAATATTACCAGCAGTGATAGTGTTTGTTGCTATTTTTGCACCTGTAACAGCAGTACTAGCAATAGCAGCAGTATCTACAGCATTATCGGCTAATTCATTTGCAGTTACAGCATTATTAGCAATTTGAGTTGAAGTTACAGAAGCAGCAGTAATTTTAATTCCAGGAATATCGCCATCACTAAAATTAGTTTTTGCAAAAGTAACAGCACTATCAGCTATCTTTGCAGTCGTTACAGATGTTGCTGCTAATTTATCTGTTGTTACATTTAAATTTGTTATTGCTGCTGTATCTACCGCATTATCTGCAAGCTCACTTGAACCTATGGCATTTGCTGCGATCTGCGTAGCTGTGATCGTATCATTTGCTAATTTTGCACCAGTTATAGTTGCATTTGTAATTTTTACATTGGTAACTGCATTATCCGCTAAAGTTGCAGTAACAATTTGACCTGCTGTTAATGGATAGCTAAGTGCTGTAGCTGGTATTGATGCTGCATCTACTAATCCAAAAGCACCTTGTACAAAGTTTTTTGCAGTTATTTTTTTTGTTTCTGTTGCACTAATATCAGCAACCGCAATCGGGTCTGTTGCTTGTAAATTAGCTAAACTTAATTCTGGTAATTGAGTAATCTGTAAATCAGCCATGTCAAGTCACTTTTAAGTACATCATAAATCTAAATTTAAGTATCTTCAAGTAAAATACCATGCCCATCCTCTTGCAATATTTTATCAGCATTTTCTTGTAATAGGAAGGATGGTGCAACTCCGTTATGTAATCTTATCTCTCCATTCGTTACAAATTCTATTCTTGCTTCTACTAATCCACTTGCAGGTACATTAATAGCTACATTAGTTACCACACACATTGATTGATACCACACACTATTTGTAGTTTGAGTCGGATCGTTATAAATATAAAACCTACCTTCAAAGTCTGCACCCTGCTGCACCCGCACCAATAGTTGACTTAAATAAACAGGAAAGTCTGGACTGGTTAAATTAGATGTATCATTTTGAAAATTTCTATGCTGCCATATTGTTTGTATTGTTCCCTGCCCTGATATAAGACCATTTTCATATTGTTTTCTAAATTCTGATCCTAAATTAGTTATATCAACAGTATCTCTTGTTGTTGTAATTTCAAATTCAGTAATTTTTGCAAGTGGTCTGAATCTTGTGTTTCTGGTGCGTATTGATATATTTTTTGTAGAAGATGGTGCAGTTAATGTAAGTGCATCTGTTACTTCACCAGCTAATGCAGAAGCAAAGGTGTTATACAGTCTAATTCCACCCATATCATCAATATGAATAAATTTACGAAGATCAGGAAAACTATGACCAGACAATAATTCTAAATTACTTCCATCAATAGTTTCTATCTCAACTTGATCTCCTGTAATTAGTGATCCATTAACCTTTTCTACAGAAAATCTTTTTTTAGCTGTATTTACGTCAGCAGCGTTTAAAGATGTTGATATTTCAGAATTTAAAGCATCACGTTTTAATTCAATAAAACCTGTTGATCCAAAATATATAGACATTAATAACGACTTTCAGTAGGAATCCCGTCAGCTTCAAACGATACATCTGCTGCCATTATTTCTCCTACACTATTTGTCATTGCAAAAGAAGTAATAACTGCGTTCATATCTATAAAATGATTTGAGTCTACTTGTAATCTAAATCTTACTTTTGGTCTTTGTTCACTTGAGGGAGTAACACCACTTCTTGGTAATATTTTTTTTAGTATTACACTTGATAAACGTCCTGAATTATGGTCACTACTAGCTTCTGCATAATAATAAACACTACACGAACCAGTAGTGCTAGTAATTCCAGGAATTATCGTTCTATCAAAATCACCTAATGATACAGTTTCTAAAACAGATGTATTAATAGTAAAAGACCAAGACCTTACTTTAGCAATAGAGTCGCTATTAGTATCTATTGTTTGAACTCCATCAGCAACAAACATCTGACCATCTTGACCTGAATAAAACTTAGACATCGTTTTAGTTTAATTTTAAATACATTCTAATCCCCATCGAGGCAAGCGACAAATTTACATTGCACATTTGATCTGCCAGGTCTGACACTTGTAACAGTAGGAGGACCATCAAA